CATGCCCTTTTTCATTTCCATCATCTTCTCAGACTTGGACTCCATCTTTTCGCCCATCTTGTAAGCAGCCTTCTTTGCTGCTGCCTTACCCTTTGCTGTGTATGGGAATTTTTTCTTTCCTACTTTTGGCATTTTATACTCCTAGTTCTTTCATTACTTCTGCTGTCTTGGTATTTATATCGCTTGCTTTAGGCATACTGTCTGCATCATAGGCTCTGCCCAAAGTCTCTGACGCTTTATGCGCTTCTTCTACATGGCGCATAGTTGTACCTGCTGGCTGTATACCTTGTGCTCTAGCATCGCGGTATGCATCCAATTCAGCATTCCATTTTTTATCTGGAATATCTCTTTTAGCATCTCCAGAGTTCATCTGAAGACTCATGCCTTTGCATCCAAAACAACCTTCAACATAAGTTGGATGCGCTTCCCAGTGTTTCATATATCCCCTACTGCGCTGTGAAGTTTGCTTCTGTTACTCCAACATTTCCCGCAATCAGCGCTGCCTTAGTTGCTTCACTTACAATATGATTTCTACCGCCAAGGTAGACTTCATCATAATCTGCCAAGTCCTCATCTAAAAGATAACGGACTTGACGGTATGTTCCGTTGTACTTGATGATTGTTATTCCTCTATCTAATTTATAGAAGTAAAACAATCTATGTCCGCCTGCTGGTCCTTCACGGACTGTAGGTGTTTTAAAAACATACTCTGTCATTCGTCCTCCTTAATGGACTTACTGATAGACAGGGATTGCTCCCTGCCTATCCGTCAATCAATTAAGCGATTGATGAACCTGATTCGATTCGGTACAGTGCTTCTTCGCGGTAGCGAGCAAAGCCGAGTACGCCGTACCAACCCATTGGGCGATGGCGCATCAACTTGTCCACTACTGGTCCGATGACTGTGTGTGGTTCTTCAGCAACGGCTTCTGCCATTGCTTGCTGTCCTGCGAGGATTGTGCGGTACACCTTTGCAGATGCAGCACCATCAGTTGCAGAGTAAAGACGTGGAGACTCTACGAAGTATGCACCTTCGTATGTTCCGATTTCTCCTGCCCAGATGCGGTCTTGTGCAGAACCGTATTGGTTAGGTAGAAGCCATCCTGCTGAACCTGTTTCTGCACGAAGGTCGTGTGAAACTTCTGGGTGGATACCAGCCCAGTAGAGTGAGCCCTTGCGAGCCACTGCCTTGTTAGCACGGAGTTTAGCAACAGCCTTGCGGATGTTTGCTGATGATAGAGTTGCAGCAGCAGTAACTGTTGCTGTTGATGTTGCAGTTGAACCTGAGTAGATTACGTTTGAACCGCCACGAAGAGTTGCCATTGCAACTGCATCGATTGAGTCCTGATGTTGGTGTTGATAGTGCTACTGAATCTGGGTCAGCATCTTCTGTTAACGCAGTTGTTGCGATTGAAAGGTCAACGTACTTCTGTAGAACTACTGTTGAGCCAGGGATTGATTGGCGTGCTGGGCGCTTGTCTGCGACTGAACGAATAAGTGGTTCAGAACGGAGAGCAAACTCCAAAAGACGGTCATACGCCTTTTGAACTAGACCAGCCGCACCAACTGTACCTCCGAGAGTAGAGGAACCTGTTGATGTATAGGCGTTAGCCATGTTGTCACCTCCAAGTGACTAGGAACTATGAATGTTATTGTGAGCGAAGAAAGTCAATGAGTTCTTCTGCGCTTTGAGCGTTGTCTAATCTCATTGTTAATTCATCTGCTCGTTCAGGGGTCATAGCATTTTGAGTCAGCACATCTTGCTGCCTTAAGGCTGCGCGATTTACTTGCTGTTCTTCATTGATTGGCTCTTCAGACTTTAATCCAAACAAGTCAGCGTTATCATCGAGCCAGTTAGTAACTGACTCCTCGTTAACATCTTCCAAGTCCTTCATAATAAGTCTTGCTGCCTTAGCGTTGACGCCCTTCTTTTCTAGGACTTCTTTGACAGTACGCTCACGCTGCACCTTGGATAAACCCTCAAGTTGCTCTGTGAGTTCTTTGATACGCTTCTCATCTGCTCGCTTGGCTTTACGTAACTTTTTAAGTAAGTCACCGCCATCGCCTGCAGATGTTTCTGTATCTAGGTCGTCTTCGTCTTCTTCATCCCAGTAGTTGTTGCTCATAGCAACTGTCCACCCTTCTATTCGTTGTTAGTCGTAAGCCTCAGTATCCAATCGGGGAATTGGGCTGGCTCTTACTACCAGTCTTATACGCTGGCGGGGCTGGTAGGTCCGCTCAGGATTCTATTTAGATTAAGCCAGAGGATGCTCTGTTTAAAGAACCACGCATTACGCCTGATTGTCCAGAGAAAGAAGCAACTTCTTTTTCTGATAGACGCTGACGCTTACGCTGCGCAGAGGCGAGACCCTTGAAGGTCTCTTCTTCTGCAGTTCCTTGTGTGTATTTAATTCCTTCTTCTTTGTAGATATCTCCTAGTTTTGAAGCAGTAGGTAGAATGTCTGCAATAGTTGCATAACCCTTACGTGCTGTCTCTAGGTCTACTCCATACTTAGCAAGTTCTTCTGCTGATGCAACATTGCTGCTAAGCCCTTGAGCCATAGCAGAAGTTCCAATCTCAGCAGATGTAACCTTCTCTTTAAGACGTGGAAGATTCTCTTTAGGATTTAAAAAGTATCCAACTAAGTCTTCATCTGTAATGTTGTAGAAAGAACGAAGTGTTGATTTAACTGCTGGGTCAGCGTTAGTAACTCTGTCTACTACTGTGCTAATTCTGTCCTTGAATTCAACAGCAGAAATGTCAGCGCCAATGGCTGCTGCCAACTTAGCCTGACGTGCAGCACGGTCTACTCCAAAGTATCCAGCCTGTCCGTATGCTTGAAGAGTTTCAGAGTATGAGTTCTCTAGTGCTAGATACTCAGCCTCTGATAGCACGTTAAGTCCAGACTTAAGACGCATCTGGTTTCCAGCAAAGCGGGTCTGATAAGCAGGTGTCTGCTTTAGTAGAAGTGTTGCTTGGTTAACACCAATGTCATCCTTCATGTAGCCCTCAATTGTTGAGGCTAAATCTTCTAGACCGTACTGTGCAAAGATATCTTTCAACAATGCAAAGGCATCTCTACGCTCTGCATCAGCCTGTACCTGTGCTGGTGTAGCACCTCCTGTTGGTGATAGCGGAGAGTCTTCTCCGCCTCCTACAACATCTGTTCCACCGCCTGCATTAGATGCGTATTCTTGAGCAGATACTTCAACTCCGTCTACATAGTATTTGCCAGTTGAAGATACACCTGTGCGACCTTGGGACTTAAACGCTACATCGCCTTGTAAAAGACTTTGGTCGCCCTTATATACGTTAGACGCTTCTGGTCCCAACTTATCTAACATTGGCTTTAAGCCAACTAATGTGTCATAGAAACTTTTGGCTGCAGCCTTGTCTTCGGCTGTTCCCTTTTTATTTGCTAATTGAACAGTCTTTTTAGCATTGGCAATATCTGCATCAATTGTGCTTTTTGTTTTGGCAAGTGTCTTAGTGTAATCAGTCTGAGTCTTAGCCTGAACCTTACCTTCTGCAGCAGCAGTACGTTTGCCAGCAGCCTTAGCCTTTTCATCTGCTTTACTAAAAGTAGGTGTCGCCATTATGCCATCAATCCGAATGACTTGAGAATCTCATTGGCATAGCCAGATGCTTCTTCCCGTGCATTCTTTGTTAGAGCCCAACGTGGGTCTTTCTTTAAACGTTTTTGGAAATCAGTAAAACTCATAACACCAGGCTTTCCATCATTGCGTAGCGCTGCCTGAACATCTGGGTCAAACGGGTCAATAGCATTATCAGGCATCTCAAGAATCTGACCCTTGTAATATGCATACTGATTAGCAATGCTCTTAATATCCATACCATCATCAATAGATTGGGCTAGGTTTGAATACATAGCCTTAGACATTGTTTTAATAGATTGCTTTTGTGCATCTAAACTGCCAGTAGTAAGAGTTCCGCCTGGCTTCATACCAGACATAACCTTCTCTAGTGCATCCTGTGTGCTGAGACGAACGCCAAAGTTTGTGGCGTACGCCTTAAGTTCTGAGATGTTCTGTGCAATCTTTCCATTACCCTTTGATACATCCTCAAGGGCTGTGCCACGCACAGATGGCATAACTACATCACTCATGATACGTGCATAGTCATCTTCGTTAAGAAGAGAACCAGAAGACTTAGATACACCGCCAGAAGATGTTGTCTTAATGCGGGCTGTCTTCTGTTCTGTAATTACACGATTGTAGAAATCTTTCTTCTCAGCAACAGTTGCTGTTCTGCCAAGCATGTCATTGACAAACGAGTCAAGCATTTGAGCAGCGTCAGTCTTGGTAATCTCTTGAGCCTGTATGGTAGGACCACCAGTGACATAACTTGTCTTGCTAGATAGCCAAGTTCCAAATGCTGTTAAATCTGTACGGCTATCAATTGTGTATCGCTCAACCATTTCAATGCTGTGACTATTGGCAGCATCTTTGATAGCACCACTAAAACCAGACTCGCTCTTTGTTACGTATTCTTTTTCACTCATAAATCCTTTTTGATAAAGGAGAGTGCGAAGTTCTTCTGAGCGACCCTTGTATTCTTTTTTAATCTCACGGACTATCTCGTCTTGATTTGCTTCAGACCAGTCTTTTCCGTTTGGCT